ATCGGAATTCTCCTTGTTGAATGATGCTCAGAATAATCTGTACCACCCCTGCCGACACCTTTTACTCCCTCAATTACATCAAAATCTTCTGCTATTTGATATTCATATTTATTATCATCTATCTTTCTTCTTCTTAATGTTGTTACACTTCCAAGAATATTGTAAAGAGGTTTTGACCAATGGAATTCATCCGTCTCACCAACATTTATCTGTTTCCATTCCCACCCCTGATCTCCATGATATTCAGGATTTGTAGATGATCGCCATGGATTATTGTAGCTGGTGGTTCCTGGTTTGTCTGCTGCTCTATTTATATAGTCACTCTGCCTTACAGGTTCATCAGCCTTATTTATAAGTGCCCTCCATTCTTTGTCGCTAATATCCAATTCTAACGGATCACCACTTCCTCCTAAGAACGCAGCCATATATACAGCTGATTGTGATAAATTCTCCCCTGTAAGTTTAGAAAGCATCCCAGTCTTATGTAATTGTTTTACTATACCAGGAAGCATTTTCTGCCTGGTCTCCAATGGAAGATGCTTAGTAGTTCCTGCTAGTTTAGTCAACCAATCTGGTATCTTAGGTTCAGCCACTTTCTATCTCCTTTGGTCTTTCTACCTCCTCAAGCTGTTTATTGCTAAACCCTTGAAACTGTATACCAGTCAACTGTGTAAGCCTGGCTGTAGACTTATCTTCAAGATCTAATATATCAGATAGCTTGAACAAAGCCTTCAATTTAGTGTCATCTTTCTCTGAGAGGTCTGCAACTGCCTTTATACCTTCAAGTATGCTCTCTTGGGTGATTCCGAGCTTTTCCAGTATAGGTTCTAGTTCTTTCTTCATAGCTTTCCTTATTCTTGTATATTTGATAAGTTCCGAACTCTTAAAATTAGCATAATGAGGATCATTGGTAGGGAATGCCTTTATATAAGCTTCCTGTGGACTTAAGCCTGAAGTTACATAATCAACAAAGAGACTTTCATGTTTATTTAGTTTACTCCTGACTGGAGTCCTGGCATTGTTACCACTGATAGTATATATATTCTTCCTTCTAGAAGAGTCCACCTTTCCTGAAGCCAAGTAAGTACCAGTACAAGTACCTATATACTTTACAATCCTATTCTTACCCTTGGCTTTGTTTAACTCACCAGCTCTTAACACTTCCATATAACATCCATCGTGTGCTTCTATCCATTGACCTACCTTGGCCTTCTTAATGTCATTTGTCATATTCTTTAGTATATTGGCAGGTAATTCAGCTTCTTCCTCATATACAGTATGTGATAAGCCATTTACTTTGTAATGTCTCATAGTAAGCGTAAGCGGCTTGTCAAGTTAGGGCTATATCTGTGGAACCCATTTGCATTTCCTCAATCATGTCTTCTTCATCTATTAAGTCTACAAGATCTGTATCATTAACTTGAAAATGCATCTCCTCATCCTCAATCTCCTCATGAATATCATACACTTCACCATTTCTTCTACTATATCTTATCCTTAGTGTGTATATCTGCATATACTAATCTATAACTAAGCCAATATCATGTGAAAGTTAAATTATATGTTTGGGAAGTATATGGACTTATCCCTGGAGAGGCAGTAGCCAATTCTTGGGTTTCACACCTTGTATTTCGTCAGAGCCAGTTCCATTTTTAGTCTTGGACTAAGCTCTACCCATACTCTGCTTTATAACAAGGCTGGTTTCGACAATATCGGAGAAAACTCAAGGAGAACATGTTCCTGTAAATTCAGGAAACCCCTATCAAATCCAACGTCTGACCCCTTAGGTAGAACTAATGCTAGGGTACCTACTGGGTGATTATTATTATTATCTAATAACATTGTCAAGGGGAATATAACATAACTTTAGACAATATGCAAAAGGTTTGAAAAATATAGCATTTTAGTGTGTGGCTTTATATATGGACATACCCCCTTACAAAGGGGTTTTCACTATCGTGATTACGTTATTTTTGATTTAGGTTATTTCAGTTAATTAATAATACTAACTCATGAGGTATAACAATGGCTGTACAAAGCAGCAACAACTCAGGCACTAGCTGGTTTGATATCCGAGGCCCACAAAGGGACGGAAGAGTCGACAGTGGTGTCAGGAAAATGATCATGGATCAAGCAAGGCGATGCATAGCACTCATTGCTCCAGCTGATGTCATTAACATGGCTATCGGTTTATCCAGCACTCCTGGTATGGAGATGGATGATAGTACTGGCGATGTCTTGTTGAAACTACAGGAGGACAATACCAAAGCACTTGAACGCAATACACACTTAGGTAATGTCTGTTCTGAATTACAAGCCGAGGGTAAGGAAGGTAGGAAGCGGTATAAAACCCTTGAAGCTGAATTTCGGGATTATAAACAGGCTAATCCTCCTAATACTCCTTAAACCTTAAACGCTTAAACTGAGAGCTAGCAACTTGGAACTTGTTAGCTCTCTTTTTTATTTAGTTAGTTATATTCTTATCTATATAGTTAGTAATGAACTACAACTTTACTACTAAGTAATAGCTACAATATATATATACTACCAACTTATACTCAACTATATACCTTTTGACAGTTGTTACGATTAAGACTCACTCTAACAGCTAGGTTCATAGCCTAGTACAGTGTTAGTCTCGCTGGACTGTTGAATATTTAAACTGCAGGAAAACATAGTGATTTAAAAATAACATTTAGCAAATGGTTCACATATAATGTCTATACCCAGGATTTAGATTGTTCATGTATCTGAGCAGGTGAATGCTAATACTAAGTCCGTACAAAAGGAGAAAGGTATCATGCTGTAAATGATGGCTGCAATCCGCATGCAGGTTTAAATTCCTAGGAAGCTAGCTAGGCTTCAAAAAAATTAAAGTCAGCAAGTGATTATGAGGCTTGGATCACTATAATCATACAAGCCTCTAAAATATTTAATTGGCACTCTAACTTATATCAATCTTAAGCTATCAAGAGTATCGAGTTTATGGTCCAGTTGGTTGCTGGTTAGACTACTATGAATATGTATGAATGATGGTGATTGACGTTTTAGAATATGGTGCGGGGACTTGGTCCCCTGAAATATAACCGCTGTTCTATAACGAACCTGAGTGCCAAAATCTTTTAATCAACCTCTTGAAGGGAGGATTATATGTCAAGAAGTGAAGCAAAAATGCATAAAATTGAACGACTGAAAAAGGATGCTGAGTTAAAGAAGAATGGTCGAACAGGAAGACAAGTCAAGATTAAAAAGATGAAACAAGCTATTAAAGATTATCTTATTCAAAATCCTGGCTTTAAATTTCCTCCAACATTCAGTATTGATTTAAAATATTATCATATGCATAGGTTAATTGCTAATGAAAATAAAAGGTTGCGTGAAGAGGCTGAAGCACGAAGATTAGAAGAAGAAAAGTCAAAAGCAATAAAAGAACTAGAACAACAAAAGAAATTAATTGATGATGATATTTCATTTATTTAATTAGGGAGGATAATATGTGTAATATAATACAAGTAACAAAATGGCTTACAAAGTCTGATCTATTGTGGTGTAAAGATGAAGCTGCAAGGATTGAGAAGAAGACTGGTGATAAATGCAAAGTGATGAATGGTGGTAAAGGCAAGGAAGATAAGATTGCTGTTGTCAGATGGGTGAAGGATTAAATGAATAAAGAAGATGCTCGTGATATTGTTGACCAAGGACATCCTCCTGATGTGGAAAGACTTCTATTGGAACTGGAACTAAATCTCAATTTCTTGAAGTTTTTAGAACAGCGAAAGAATAGTCAAAAGAAAGTAAGTGAGTGCTGTGGAGCAGAACTCTATGACCAAGCAGGAAATAATTATGGAGGAGGATATGCTCCCAATGAAGTATGTAGTCATTGTGAAAAACGTGAAAAGGAGAAGAAGAAAAGAGATTAGATCTATAGAATAATATTATTATCTCTGGTGAGTTTAAATAGGTTCGATTCCTGTTATAATAACAATTTGGGTGCAGATTTAGGTATCTCTAGCTAAAGATATTTGAATCGTAGATAGATCCACAGAATAATAGTTATCTGTAATAAGGCGACTACTGTGGGCTCATAACTGGTTGTATTTGGGAGAAAAACCTAGATAGGGCCAGACCAGGAATAAAGGGCTGAATATTGTCCCGAGGTGCCGTAAAGGTTTGTGAGTACGTTCATGAAATTAAGAGATAAAAGTCTTATGAATCGGTCTCTCATACGTTGGTGAAAGTTCTCATCAATAGCGTAATGTTATAAGTCTTGACTGGAGCTGATCTGGTTGAGATTGCATTCTGACAGCATAAGTCTGTGTAAATGGACAGTGTTGTGAACTATAATGTAGTTAACAGCTATGAGTAGTAGAGTGTCCAGTAATGGTGGGTAACTGAGAGTACGTGACTCGAAAGAGCATTAAAACCGAAGAACCATGAATTACCTAGGTAAGTGTTGCAAACTACACAGTTTAAATCTGGTTTGAAGCACCCAATAATTTTTGCTATCAATATCTCTAAGCATAGACGTATGTTGAAGGCATGAGTCGCTGCAATACAAGGTTCGAATCCTTAATCTTAACCCATGACAAGGTAAATGGGGCCTGAAGTATTGGTAGCAAAGTCTTATAAGGGATGATAGTTTTATTCCTAAATTTTACTTAACTAAAGAAGGGATAAGTAATGAGATTAAAGAATAGTTATTATAGCTCTAAAGACATATTAGCTAAAGATCCAGTACCAGAATGGTGGAAAGCTGGACCACGTAAATGGTGTAAATATGTAGTTGGTAGAGACAAAATCCAGAGAAGGGAGAAGAAGAAATAAGTATGACAACTGACAAGAATGAAAAAAAATATATTTGCAGACGATGTAAAAAACCAATAAAAACTCAAAAGAGTTTAGAGATAATAGGTTCTCGTGAATATGCTCATACATATCATAAAGGTTGTTGGGGTCAATTTACTAAAAATATATACATCGGCAATTTAGTTTAATAGAAAGGGAGGAAAAATGAGTCTAATTGATGATCTTATAAATAGATGGGTTGATATGATTGATGGACCATTGTCAATTAATAAGAAACAAGGATTTGTGTTGAAGAATGGTATGAAGATTATACTAGATGATTCAAGTCTATCACACAAGTCAAAAGAAAGATTAAGTAATCATTATAAAAAGGAAGGGAGTAAATAATGCATATGTGTATGTATTGTCAAAGTGTGGCTACTTTCTTTAGAGAAGGTATATTGGTAGTCCGCAAATGGTTTTTCTTTAAGAAGAATATAATTAAGATATTTCGTGCTTGTCCTAATCTGAGTTGTCAATATCATGCAGAAGAGGATGCAAGAAATTGGTCAAAAGGAGAAGTAAATGGCAGTTAGATATAAGTCTAAAAAAAGATCTTATTCAGCTTTTT